ATACCCAACTACCATCATCTAAACCGGGTGTTGCTAGGAGTTTAATTTTATTCGATACAGCGGAAATAAACGATATAATAAATAATACTATATCAAATCGCACATATTCCGTATATTTAAATAATTCCATTGCTAGCGTGCAAGGAATGAATGCTGATACATATTTAGAAACACATCCTATAGCCCAAAGATGGGATAATGGAACTGGAAAATATGCCGATATACCCCAATCACAAGATGGAGCTAGTTGGATTACATCGGACTCCAACCAATCAGTATCTTGGAGTTTTTCTGGAAATATAAGTGGATATAATTACACTAGCTCATTCTCAACATATTATTCCGCATCCGGTGGGGGAAACTGGTTTTCTACTGGTAGTTTAACAGTAACCCAATCTTTTGGTTTACGAACTGTAAAAGATATATCTATGGATGTCACCCCCATAGTTAAATCATGGTATAGTGGTTCTATTCCAAATTATGGATTAATAACCAAATTACCAGATGCAATAGAATTTTATCCATCACTTAATACCCAACCATCATTCAAATTTTATAGTGTTGATACTAATACTATATATCCCCCCTGTTTAGAATTTAGATGGAATGATTATTCAACCATACTTACTGGATCCGCTAGTTCTAGTATAGTTACAGATCCTATAATTAAAACCACCCTAACAGAAAATAAAAAAACATTCTATAACTCTAGCGTAAATAGATTTAGATTAAATGTAAGCCCACTCTACCCAACTAGACAATTTCAAACTAGTTCACTATTTACATCATTGAATTACTTACCTACATCATCATACTATGCATTAAAAGATTTATCTACAAATGAATATATAATTGATTTTGACCCATTATACACAAAAATAAGCTCAGATATTAAAGGTAATTATTTTGATATTTACATGAGTGGCTTGGAGCCTGAAAGATATTATTGTATATTAATTAAAACAACTATTGATAGTTCAACTATAGTTTTAGATAATGATTATTATTTCAAAGTAATTAACGGATAAATATGAAAGTAACATTAAATAAAGATTATTACAATAAAAATAATTACACAAAAGTAATAGATACTAAATTTAATCAGTTAGGTGTTAAACCTATACAGGACCAATTAAATACCCAAGTAACTATTACTGATTTTTTTAACTCATATAATGACTTATTTTATAGCATCCAACAATATGGTGATATTAATTCTCATGAATTTTTAATTAAAAAAAGTAGTGAATATATAAACTTTGAAGCTGATAATGAATATATAATAGCACTTCAAAACGAAATATCTCAATTAAGAATAGATCTTTTAGACGAACAAAAGAAAAATATTGACCTTACAACCAAAATTTAATAATGGCTTCCACTATAGACCAAATATCCCCAGATAATTTTAGTATTCAATTATATAATTCATCTGATACTGATTTAATTCCTACTATAAGTATTGATAATAGCCTTAATGAAAATAGTAGTATTGAATTTTATATATATGATTTAAATAAAAAAATACAATATAGTAACCCATTATATAATAGTTATACTGTTTTAAACAGCCTGCCCCCATTAAATAATATATCTCAAATTAATATAGATCCACAAAACGATATATCAAATGTTGGATTTAATTCGGGAATATATGTTGCATATTATAACTTTATAAACAAAATAATAGGATCTAATTTAGAACCATTATATATATCTGAAATATCTTCTGACAGGACTGAAATTAGATTAGATAGTACTTCATTATCTAATATAGATATTGTAGAAAAAACTAATGCTTTTATATCTTTAAGAGATAATAGTTCATATTTTATTGATTTTTATTTAAATTTTGGAGAAAATAACTTATTAATATCTAACAACATAATTTTAGATAATGATGATCCGAATAACCCAACCATATTAATTAAATTATATGATCCTTTACCAGACACTTATAATACAAATTCATTATGTTGGGTAGTAAATTTTATAGAAGAACCAACAGCATACCGAGTAGAATTTGAAGATGAAGTAATTACATTTGACAATACTATCCCATTACAAGGGCCAAATTACAATCTAAATCTAAAAGACCAAGTAAATAACTCATCTCAAATACTCTCTTACTCAGATATATTAAATACATCTACTACAGGTTCATTAAATAATATAAATAGTCTACTTGAATCTAAAGAAATAGACATCAATATTGACTACACTGATTTTAATAATTTTATCCACTTTAGTTCAGCACAAACACGATTAGAGAATTTTTACTATAAAATACAGCTTATTGAACAATATTCAAATTCAATCAGTTCATTACGTAATACATCATCTTCCCCTGCTGTAAGTAATAATATATCTAACCTTGAGGGTAAAATAAATGAAATAATCACCAACTTTGATGGTTGGGACTATTATATGTACTATTCAGATTCAGACAAAGCATGGCCTAAATCTAACAATGTTAAACCATATATTTTACATAAAACTGATAGTACAGAAGTAAATCAATGGTATGGTAGTACAAATGAATATAATCCAACATATGGTGGTTTAATATTGTCTGCTTCATTATTTGACAACACCAACCCCAATCAATTATTAAAATCCATACCTGAATATTTACGTGAGGATGCTAATAACCAAAACTATGAATTATTCATTGATATGGTTGCTCAACATTATGATAATATATGGATTTACCATAATGAGATAACTCAAAAATATAATAATGACAATAGATTAGAAAATGGTATATCTAAAGATTTAGTAGCTGATGCTATAAAAGAATTTGGTATTAAAATATATCAAAATAGTTTTACCAATGAGGATTTATATACAGCATTCCTTGGATTAACACCTAATGGTAGTACATTCCCATTTCCTAATATCACTGGTTCTCTTCCTACTCCTTCCGGATATGAATATATTGACACACTAATATCAGCATCTAATGACAACATCCCTATGGATGATGTTAATAAATCATTATATAAACGACTATATCATAACTTACCATATTTACTTAAATCTAAAGGTACTTTACCTGGGTTACGAGCACTTATTACTTCATATGGTATCCCGGACACTATATTAAGAATAAACGAATATGGTGGTAAAGATAAAACCGAATTCAACGATTGGGACTACTATAAAAATGAATTTAATTACGCGTTCAACACACGTGAAAATAACTTTATTTCATCATCCTGGAATTTAAACACGAATTGGAACGCAATTGACGATAAAGCATCTACTGTAATGTTCCGATTTAAAACTAACGGATTAACAGCAGACACACCAGTATCTCAAAGTTTATGGTATTTATCGAATGGTAATGATGGAGCAGCTCTAACACTTACATATACTGGATCTATATTTAATAGTGGTTCATATTCAGGATCTATAGTAGACCCATATAACGAATACGCTACATTATCATTTTACCCAGATACTAACAATTCATCTGTTTCCACTAGTGTGTATCTTCCATTTTACGATGGAGAGTGGTGGTCAGTAATGGTAAATAAATCCAATGATATATATACATTAACAGCCCAAAATAAAATACATGAAAGTGGAAATAATGGAACAACTTTAGGATTTAACGAATCAAGCTCAATCCAAGGAACAACATATAACTGGAAAAATGCTAGTACTAGTTACTTTCCCGTTAGTTTCTCCTTCCATTCACCCGTAGGATACGATATTGCTGTTTATGATACTAACGTATATGATGGGGTAGGATCTATCACAAATATATTTACCCCATTTTCCGGATCATATCAAGAAATTAGATACTACACTACAGTTATTTCTAGTAGTGTATTTACTGATTATACTATGAATCCATATTCTATTGAAGGTAATACAGCAAATTCCTCCGCTAACGAATTAGCATTTAGAGCACCTTTAGGTGGAGATTTGTATATTGATTCGATATCGATTCATCCTAAAATAACCGGATCTTGGATCCAAACACATTCATTTGCTAGTAATAGTAATTTTTATTTTGACGATACACCCATATTTGAATCCAATAGTGAACAATTCTTCTATGACCAACCAGTATCTGGTATCAGAAACCCTATATCGGATAAAATACGCATTGAAAATAACAATTTCCCAACGGGTAGTGTTTTGTCCCAATATAGATCACTTTCACAAAATAATTCAATCAATTCAACGTACACACCTGGTATTAACTTATTAGAAGTTTCATTCTCCCCACAAAACGAAATTAACGACGACATAATGTCCCAAATTGGATATTTAAATCTGGGTGAATATATAGGTGACCCTAAATTGCGTTCCACATCAGCCCAATCATACCCAGATTTAGATAAATTAAGAAACGATTACTTCCAGAAATACACTAAAAATTACAATTTAACGGATTTTATTCGATTAATTAAATTCTTTGACAATTCACTATTTAAAATGATTAAGGATTTTGTACCCGCACGTACAAATCTAGCATCGGGAGTAATAATTAAACAACATTTACTTGAACGAAATAAATTTCCCCAACCCCAACTATTCCATATAGACGAAACACTATCAGGTTCCGTTAAACCACAATGGAATGACTATAGTAGTGGTACTGTAGAACACTTTGAAGGTGGAGCTGCTGGTGTAGTTAATAGTTTAAATATTGAATCAAATATATCCCAAAGTTGGTATGTAACTCATACTATCCCATCCGGATCAATTACTACATTACATAACGACCAATCAGAATTCTATAACGGGGAGTATAGTGGATCAATCATCACAGTATCAACTCAAAACCTTACATCAGGTAGTGGAGATATAAGTTACGGTGGTAATTTCTCTCAATCACTATTCAACAATATGGAGGATGCTAGAACCAGTACTAAATACCAAGATGTAGATTACTCATCTGGTTTAAATGAACCGGTTAATTTAGATTTACTTATATCTGGAAGTGCAACTAAGGCTGCCGTACAAGACTCAAATTATTCATTGAAACGTCACACTAGACCAAGGTATGAGGGTGTAAAAAATACATCTCAATATTTAAATGTATGGAGTGATAGTAATGTGAATGTAGGAAATTATGGTAAAACTCCATCAATGGAAAGTTTACAGAACTCTATAGCATATTGCGATAATATTAGCAGTTCTATTCCATTAAGAATGGATACATCACAAGCCAATGTTAAGTATTTAATTAGAGATAATAGTACTGTAGTTATACCTAATCAATCATATAATTCTTTATACGATACTCAAGGTACATTTATTACAAACCACTTAGTATCTATTAGTAATACTCAAAAACCAAACCAATTAGCTACAGTACCTAAAAAAATAGTTAGAGGAGGATATAGACTAGAACCTATATTATATAATCAATTATATACAGAAGTTTCCAACTCATGGGCTTCAACAATTAGTTTATATGATTCATATACATCAGGATCAGTATCTAGTGATTGGACAGCAAAAATAGGAATGGGACCTATTACTGGAGAAAATCATGGATATGAAGAAATTACAACTATATCTACATGGGTTCCTTTAAATCATTTACGTGTTATTAATAGACAAGGTACTGCAACTTCAACAAATACTTTAATAACCGTAACTCCTGATCAAACTTCAACATATAAAGTAATTACTGCTATTAAAACGGATGTTGTGGATCTTATATTTACTGTTAGTCTTAGAGTATCTAGTGGTTTAGGAAATGATGTAGGATATGGTACTATATACTACAGAATATGGAATAAAACCCAAGGTACCCAGTTAGGCCCTACCCAAGAAGCTACCACCCCCCCAGAATCTACTACAGATCCTAATACCCCAACATACTCATTTACCCAAACATTATTATCAACAAATATGGTAAATAATGATGAATATGAAGTTCAAGTTTATACTCCGGATACCCTTCAATACGTTGAATCACCTTCATATTTTGAAATTGCACAATCACCTATTGCAAATAGTGAAGTTCCAACAACATCACTTTGGATATCATCATCATATCCTGCATATCCTATTGATTCAATATATACATCAAATGCATCCCTTGTATCATTATTTAACACACCTAATGTTAAACAATTATCTATGCCTACTTCGTCTTTCCCTGAAGTGACTGAAGATTGGAGTATTAAACCTGGAGATGAATTTAGATTTGATGGTCAAGAATCACATACCTTTATGGTAAAAGAATCATACACATCGGGGAGTAATTTAATAGTAGTAATGGATAAACCTATCCCACAATATCCCGCTGTTGATATAAATCATTTTTTAATAAGAAGATATGTTCCGGATGCTAGTCAGGTTATATTTGAAGGAGTTATTCAATCCAATATACTTCCACCATATTTACTAAAACCTGAATATGTAACTGAAAATTTAAATAAAAACTTACAAACCATAATACCAGAACTGATTAAAAATGGTTTGATACTGTAATATTTATTAGTATATTAAATAAATTAACAACTAAAATAAAAAATAATCATATATGGGATATTTAAATCCAACCTCACTAACAATAGATGCCATTTTAACTAAAAAGGGTAGAGAATTACTAGCAAAAAATGATGGTTCATTTAGAATCACTCAATTCTCTCTAGCAGATGACGAAATTGATTATACATTGTATAACCCAACACACCCATCAGGTTCTTCATTCTATGGAGAGGCTATAGAAAATATGCCGGTTTTAGAGGCATTTCCTATTGAAACTCAAATAATGAAATACAAATTAGCTACCTTACCTAGAGGTACAGCTAAATTACCTGTATTAGGTTTAGGTTATTCATCCGTTATATTAAAACAAGGTGAATCACTATCTATTACCCCACAAACATTAAATTACTTAGGTAACAACCAAACCTACGAAACTAGTGGATACTCAGCTACAATATCTGATATTAGATTAATGAATACTTATACAGGAGTAGGAATTAATTCACAAGCAGCAATATCTGCAAACACTTCTACATCAACGTTGGGTACTAATGTATCTAAAACAATCATAGGTACACAAATTAATTTAAGAGCAACAACCATCAACACATTATTTGGTTCAAATACACAACTTACTGGTACATTAACTGTAGTAGGTTTAGATAGTGGTGCTCGATTAACATTACCTATAACCATTAATAAAATATAATAAATAATAAATATGGCATTCAAACGATTTGATCCTGAAGATTTCGTAATAAGTAGTGATTCTATCACTAGTACACTTTGGTCAACAAATAATCCGACTTTAACTTCGGTACATACTTCATCAACACAAGTAGCAAGTAATAGCAGTAAATTTTATTTAGATGTATATCAAACATCATCTAATGACCCCACAGCTGCTATTCAATTTAACATAGTATACGCAAACGCTATAGGAAGTGGAAGTATACCATATAACAATTCTATTCCGTCGAATACTCCAACAAAAACAATGTATGGTCAATATAGATCATTAATATTGGAAGACGAAAATGCTAAATTTATATTTGGTAAAGGTAATAACGTATTAACTGGATCGGATTTCTGGGCTATATCGGTTGAACGTGCTAACTACAAAGAATCATTATTCCCTGGTTCGTTAAATTTAACATTGAAGAGTGGAGGTAATACAATTAAATTAACAGACGATTCACAAGATAATTTAGTAAATAATTTCATCGGAACAACTAGAGTATATCAATTAATATCTGGCTCTAATGGTAGTGCTGGAACATTATCTGGTAGTGGATACGTAGCAGGATCAGGTTCATATGGTTTAGTATTTCCTGATTTAGGAACAATCCTACTTAACCCCGCTGCAATTAAACAGTCAATTGGATTAACCCCAACCCTTACATATAATGTAGATAGCCAAAATCCCCTTAAACTATTCACAGCAATATCTGGAGGTGCATCATTTACATTAAATTCAGAGGAAACAATATCATCGGATTACATATTCGTTAGAGCTAGAAATAATGAATTTAACTACTCAGAAAACCCATCATTCATATCTGGTTCAACAGGTGAGGTTATATATGACAACTTCATCAACAACCCACAAACATATATTACTACAGTAGGTATGTACAACGATTCAAATGAATTACTAGCTGTAGCTAAAATGTCTAAACCATTAATAAAAGATTTTACCAAAGAGCTACTTTTGCGAGTAAAGTTGGACTTTTGATTTTACCCATAAATGAGCGTATATAAACCATTCACGACCACCGATACTTCAGTAACCCCACTTAGTGTAAATAAAACATTTACATTTAATGGGAGTGCTGAACTATTGAATGGTGGCATTGATAGGTTTACTGGTCAAAACATCACATCTAGTTTGTGGATCTCGGGTTCAAACCCAACAGGTGATATAACCTCATACGATAAAACATTAATATATAGATCCGCACAAGAATTATATTACTCAAATTATATTAGTAGCTCAAATGTTTCCCCGGCATCAACAGCATCATTTAATCCTGATGGAACTATAACTGGAGGTATATATACTCCTAGCTACGATAATTATTTATCAACTACATTAAAATCCAATAGATATTTCCCTACGGGATCAAATGCAGAAATTGGAATATATTCCATCCCCTCAAATGTATTTGGGGAAAATATTAAACCCAATACATTCTATTTAAAATCCGGCTCAAACACTATCACAGATAATGGTGAGGGTGCTCTATATTACAACAATTCATATCTAGTAGGAAATATTATATATGAACATGGTATGGTAATATTATATGAAGTACCACAATCCTTATACCCATATGGTGTTTATGGGTCTTTAATATATGGGTTTGGTTTATATGGATCACCACCCCCACCAATCATAAATAATTTTACATTAGGAACCAATGTAACCTGCTCATTCCAGAGTACCGTTACGGTATACGAGGCTCAATACAAATGTAACATACGACAAAACGAATTTAACTTCTCACAAAACCCAACCCTGGTATCTGGTAGCTCAAATGATGGTATTCTATACAATTTTGCTACTGGTTCATATTTTAACCCATATGTAACCACAGTTGGTTTATATAATAATAGTAAGGAATTAATTGCTGTAGCTAAGTTAGCACAACCATTACCCCTATCATCGGTTACAGATACCAACATAATAATTAATTTAGACCTATAATATTTATAATAGAAAATGGCAAAGATATTAAGCAACGTAAATATATTAACTGGACAAGTTGTTGAAGCCCACCACGTAACTCAATCTATAGATGCATTCACCGGAGTAGAAGCATATAATATAACATTATCTGGTTCATTAACATTAGTAGGACCAACTAACATAACAGGACAAGTTTCAGCATCTGGATTTACTGGATCACTACATGGTACTGCATCTTGGGCCTTAAACTCACCAAACTCCGTTAGTGCCTCGTATGCCGCTACTGCTTCATATGTTGTAAGTTCATCTTATGCATTAAACTCTACTAGTGCATCATATGCCATTACTTCTTCTTACTCACGTAACTCAACTAGTGCTTCATATGCTGTTAATTCAACAAGTGCATCATATGCTGCTACAGCATCTTACGCTGTAAGCGCATCGTATGAAATTAATTACGAAACAAGTTCATCGTATGCAGAAACTGCATCTATTGCAACTAGTGCATCTTATGCTATTAATTCAACTAGTGCTTCATATGCATTAACTGCATCTTATTTGACGGGATATATTTCACCATTCCCATTTACTGGTTCTGCCCAATTCACCGGATCTGTAGGTATTACAGGTAGCTTAGAGGTAACGGGTGGTATTACCGGTAGCTTATTAGGCACCGCTTCATATGCATTGAGTGCTCTTAGTGCTTCTTATGCATCAATTGCTACTAGTTCATCATATGCTATTAATTCAACTAGTGCCTCTTACGCTACAACATCATCTTATTCAAACAATTCAACTAGTGCTTCGTATTCATTAAACACTACTAGTGCATCATATGCTACTACAGCATCATATGCTATTAATTCAACTAGCGCTTCATACTCATTGAATACTACTAGTGCTTCATACGCAACAACATCCTCTTACTCAAATAACTCAACTAGTGCTTCCTATTCACTTAACTCAACAAGTGCTTCCTACGCTACAAACGCAACTAGTGCTTCATATGCAGAAACAGCATCATATGCTGTAAGTGCATCATATGAAATTAACTACGAAACAAGTTCTTCGTATGCAGAAACTGCATCTATTGCCACTAGTGCCTCATATGCTATTAATTCAACTAGTGCATCTTATGCTACTACATCATCTTACTCAAACAACTCAACTAGTGCATCTTATGCTACCACTTCATCTTACTCAAATACATCAACAAGTGCTTCATATGCATTAAACGCTACAAGTGCTTCATACGCATTATCATCATCCTATTCACGTAATTCAACAAGTGCATCTTACTCATTAACATCATCTTATTCAATAAGTACAATTAGTGCTTCACACGCTGCAACTGCATCTTATGTTAATACATTACGCCAAACCGTACTAATATCCGGTTCATTAATTGTATCTGGTTCTGGTTCATCCTCACCTCTATTTAATGTTGTAGGTAGTGTAGAAGATATACTTACCATATACGACGGAGATACAAATAGTGGATCTATTCTATTTGTAAATGACAGCAATGATGCACCTATATTTCAAGTATTTACTGGAAGTATATCAATGCATAAACCAACTACAATTTCAGGTAGTTTAAATGTAACGGGATCTACATCAATAACAGGTAGCTTAAATGTAACTGGTGGTATAACTGGTAGCTTATTAGGCACCGCTTCATATGCATTGAGTACTCTTAGTGCATCATACGCTCCCACATCTACTAGTGCTTCATATGCAGCTACTGCATCAATTGCTACTAGTGCTTCATACGCATTAAACACAACAAGCGCTTCATATGCTGCAACGGCGTCCATTGCTACTAGTGCATCATATGCTGCAACATCATCTTACGTTGTAAGCTCATCGTATGCTACTACTTCATCGATTGCTACTACTGCATCTTATGCTGCAACGGCATCTTATGTTGTAAGTTCATCATATGCTGCAACATCATCTTATGTTGTAAGTTCATCATACGCATCAACAGCATCTATTGCTACTAGCTCTTCATATGCTGCTACTGCATCAATTGCCGTTAGTTCATCGTACTCGACAACATCATCAATAGCAACTAGTGCATCTTACGCTACTACAGCATCTTACGCTATAAGTGCATCGTATGAAATCAATTACGAAACAAGCTCGTCATATGCAGAAACTGCTTCGATTGCAATTAGTGCATCATATGTATTGAATGTAACAAGTGCATCATATGCAGCTACATCATCTTACACAACAAACACAATTAGTGCATCATATGCTACTACATCATTAAATACATCTGATGTATTAATATATGTTAAAAATGTTACTGGTGCCTCTATAGCAAAAGGTAAAGTCGTAAGAATATCTGGCGCAACTGGAGATAACGCATTAATATCAACAGCATCATATGATGCCGATAGCGTATCCGCTAATACCTTGGGTATATTAAATGAAACTATAGCGGATCAAGCATTTGGGTATGTAATGACTGAAGGTAAATTGCTAGGAATTAATACAGACACATTCACTGCTGGACAACTTTTATACCTAGGACCTACGGGCTCAATTATAGGATATGAACCAGTTCCTCCACTTCACGCAGTTCGTTTAGGTCAAGCTCTACGAATCCAAACCAATAATGGTTCAATGTATGTTCGTATCGATAACGGATATGAATTAGATGAATTACATAATGTATTAATCATATCTGGATCTGATGGAGATCTATTAGTAGCTAGTGGTAGTAACAATAATGGTAAAAAATTATATATTAATACTAAACAATTAACTGGATCATATGGTTTAACTGGTAGCTTAAATATAACTGGTTCTGCGTTAATTACCGGTTCATTAAATGTAAAAGATATACTAGTACTAACACCTAGAACAACCACCCCTACACCAACCGAGGGAATGATTATAGCTTCAGGGTCAGCAGGTAGTAGTATATTATATTACTATAATGGGACCTCTTGGAATGCATTATTTTAACATATAAACAAATGTGGTTATACAACTCAACACCAATATCAACTATAGAAGATTTACCCCAATCAACATTTGGATTCATATACATTACAACCCATACCCCAACCGGTAAAAAATATTTGGGTAAGAAATCTATATTTCATACACTCAACAAAAAGTTGGGTAAAAAAGAACTAGCCGAACAACCCATCACTCGGGGACGCGCTAAAACAACCAAACAGATAATTAAAGAATCTGACTGGAAAACATATTACGGTTCAGAGGAATTCATCAAACAAGCAATACGCAACAAACAACACGATGAATTCACACGTGAAATCATCCACTTTGTAACTAACAAAAAACAACTTACATACTACGAATGCAAATATCAATTTATGTATGGTGTATTGGAATCAGATGAATTCACAAATTCCAACATCCTTGGCAAGTTCTACTCAAAAGACTTGATATAGCAATATATACATTGTATATTCACTATTATGGTAAATGAGTTATTAATAAATCTGGTAAATAATATCCTGGGTTCCGGCAAACGGACATCTAGAGGTAACGTAGCCTACAACTGTCCATTCTGCCATAAACACCATAAATTAGAAATCAATTTTACCGAAAACACCAATGGTGAAAATAAATGGGCTTGCTGGAGTTGCTCAAATAGAGGTAAATTTATCCATACTCTATTCAAAAAACTGTCAATTGCACCAGACAAGTACCAAGAATTACGCAAATTAACCAAGTCAACATTTCATGCTGATTTAGGTACCCCACAATTCAAATCAATTGAATTACCAAAGGAATTCACCACCTTCATAGATAACAAAGATCCATACGCTCATAAAGTATTTAAATATTTAAAGCAACGAAATATATCCTCACAGGATATACTAAAATATAATATAGGATATTGTAAAACAGGTGCGTATGCTAATAGAGTAGTATTACCATCATACGATATAGATGGTAAATTAAATTATTTTACAGCACGCTCACTTGAGCCATACAACCATATTAAATATATGAATCCAGACATATCTAGAGATATAATTCCATTCGGTATGTTTATTAACTGGGATTTACCCATAATCATATGTGAGGGGCCATTCGATGCATTAGCAATAAAACGCAACGCTATACCATTAATGGGAAAAAATATGCAATCCGAATTAATGAAAAAATTAGTAGAATCAAAAGTACATAAAATATATATAGCTTTAGATGCAGACGCGATTCAACGTTCAATATCGTTCTGTGAAAAATTATTGGATATGGGGAAAGAAGTATACCTAGTTGAACTAGATGGGAAAGACCCATCATCTTTAGGTTTTGAAGGGTTTACTAAACTTATCCAAACTGTTACTCCATTAACACAATATAAACTAATGGAGCGTAAACTAAATTTTATATGAAAAAATCACAACTTAAACATTCTTACGGTCGAGTTTTAGAGGTATCCGAGGATATGCAACAAATCACATTACCTGATCAACGTTTTTACAAACGTAACGGATTATATTACCCTTCAATAACTACTATCCTCCAATGCTACCCTCGCGGTCCGCACTTTGAAAACTGGCTGAAACAAGTAGGATTTGCTTCAAACCACATAGTTAAGAAAGCCGCAGAGGAAGGTACTCAAGTACATGAAATGTGTGAACAGTATTTAGAAGGTGAAGAATTAAATTTCCTGTCCCCCACTGGTCAACCATTATATAACCCAACTGTATGGCAAATGTTTATTCGATTTGTTGACTTCTGGGAAACACATAAACCAACATTAATTGAGACCGAGGTACATTTATTTTCAGATAAACTTAAAGTAGCTGGTACTTGCGATTTAGTTATTGAATTAAATGGTGAGCGTTGGATACTTGATTTAAAAACATCAAACCATTTACACACAACATATGATTTACAAACAGCTGTATATGCACAATGCTATATGGAATGCTTTGAAAAGAAAATAGACAGATGTGGTGTGCTATGGTTAAAATCATCCAAACGTAAAGCCAACCCGGATAAATTAAGCGGTAAAAATTGGGAGATAGTTGAATCTAAACGCTCCATTGAGGAAAATTTAGAAATATTCCAGCACGTTAAATTTATTTTTGATTTAGAAAACCCAACACACAAACCATCGTTTTCCGAATTTAGAACAGTAGCGAAACGAGAAATTTAAATATGTATAGCCATGATTAGTTTAGTTCAATTATTAAGAGAAGTACAAAATAACCCACAAGCTATATTCCTAGCAGGCCCAGCAGGTAGTGGTAAATCATATTTATCTAAACAATTACTACCCCAATCATTCACAACCATCAATTCAGATGACACATATGAAGAAATGTTGAAGGCGAGTGGGATTGGACTTAAACAAACTAATTTCACTCCCGAACAACTATCTCAAGCAGCTAAAATTCAAGCTCAATCACGTAAAATTACTCAAGATAAACTTGCACAAACACTGGAGGGTAGGCAAAGTGTAATTATTGACGGTACCGGTGCTGCATCAAATCCAATACTCAAGAAAAAACAGGAATTGGAATCACTCGGCTACACTACATTAATGTTAATGATATATGTTTCACCATTAACTTCACTTCAACGTAATGCTGAACGTGAACGTAGTTTAATGCCTGGAATTGTACTTAGAACATGGCGCGATGTAAATCGCAATATAGATACATACGCACGTGAATTTGGTGATAATTTCATATTAATAAATAACGATCCAAACAATGCAAATAAATCGTTTTCTACCGCACTAGCTGATTCGTATATTAAACAATCAACAGCTACTGGTAAACCAAAAACACCAGAAGAACAAGCAAAATCGGACGCAGATAAAGCACAATTAAATTACGACATAGAAAATATGGTAAAAACATTACCTACATTCGACACATTACAGACAGCTAAAAGTAAAATTAATATATTCTCGAACATATGAATCCACTAGTACAATCCATTATTCAACCCTTCATTAACGAGGAGATACTCCCCCAAAACAAACCTACATTGGCTATATACCCAGGTAAATTTAAACCACCACATGCCGGACACGCTATGGTAGCTAAAAAATTAATGGATGTTGCAGATAAAGTAGTAATATTAATATCACCAAAAATACATGAAGGAATTACCCCACATCAAAGTGAGGCAATATGGAATTTATACAACGAAAAATTATTCAACAATAAATTAACCATTCAAATATCCGACAAACCATCTCCCGTAACTGGTATATTAAATGAAATTAAGAACCACCAAGATATGGAATTTATTGCTGCTTGTGGTAAAAGTGAAGAGGATAGATTCGTTAAAATAGGTAGAGACCCAGAATACATGAATGCTAGAACATTCGATGCTGGTATATTGGAGGGAGGTATTAGTGCAACTGAATTAAGAGCATCAATTAATAATAATCAAGACATATCTCATTTTTTACCTAAAGGTATATCTACTCAAGAATATTTAGATATATTAACACCTGAACAACCATTAAATGAAAGTAGTCCCGTTGAGGAGCAACGTCAATTATTGTTAGGTTATATCCAATCGTTGAATGAATATATGATTAAACAGGGAATGAACGTACAACCATTACCTCGCGTTGAAATAATTGACAACGATGTAGCAAATGCAGCTAATTTCTTTGGTAAAACCGGTTACTACATACCCCAAAACCCCACAATAGTAGTATATTCATTGAACCGATCTCCACGTGATGTTCTTGCTACAATATGTCATGAATATATTCATCATATACAAAATATGGAGGATCGATTACCTGAAATCAACACTACTAATGTAAATGAAGATGATAATTTGAAGGAAATTGAACGTGAAGCATATGAACAGGGTGGGTTATTACTTAGACAATTTAAAAACACCCTTTTACCTAACTCGTAAAAATAGTAATATGACTAAACAACAATTAATATCAATAATACGGGAAGAAATAAAATTAATTACTAACCCTACTATTCAATTAAATGAGGGTACATTTGATTCATATATACTGGACATTTCACGCCAAATAATCAACGCATTTAAGCGCAAAAAAACACTTAACTTAACATACACCATAACTCGTGGTGGAGAGGAAGCTGAATTTGATTTAGTGGCACGTTTTGTACCTGTATCTAATCTATCTCAACCATATTCTATATCCGCTAATTCGGATATGAATTCATTCAATATGTCTATTGAATTCAATCCTACAACATTCCCACAAGCATTTAGTGATATGGTAGCTGAAGTTAAAGAAACAGTAACACACGAGTTGGAACATATAGGTCAACAGAATTTTGAAGATATGAACGTCAAATATTCAAATTACGAAACAACTATTGAATACTACACTTCACCTCAAGAGATACCGGCATTTATTAAAGGATTAATTAAACGAGCAAAAACTAAAAATATACCACTAGCAACAGCTATGGAAGAATGGCATCAAGAAAATATATTAAATTTCAACAACCCCGAAACAGATTGGCCTATAGTAAAACGTATATGGTTAGATTGGATTAAAGACAATAAGCAACAATTAAAGAAATTTATATAAAACGTGCCAACCATATATATTTCCCATATATTTATACCATGATTAATTTATCAAATTTATACAACGAAATAGTGGAACAATCAAAATATACTATATACTGTGATCTTGATGGAGTTTTAGTTGACTTCGATAAAGGATACGAAAAATTAACTGGTAAACACACATCACATGCTGATGTACAGACCAAATCTACATTCTGGAGAGCGTTTAACCATAGTTTACTTGTTAAAAATATAACTGAGCAAGAATACTGGTCCCGATTGGATTGGATGGTAGATGGGAAGGAATTATGGGATTACATTAAATTATATAAACCATATATTTTAACTGCACCTACATACAATTCAGGATCAAGATATGGTAAGGCCGTGTGGGTTGAAACCCATCTAGGCCCTGTAAAGAAATTATATTTTTCACCAGCGGCTCGCAAAGCTGAATTTTCCCAAGAAAATGCAATACTTATCGACGATAGAGCTGCTACCATAGACGAATGGGTTGCTCGCGGAGGTATAGGTATATTTCATACTTCAACTCAAGACACAATACAACAATTAAAAGCACTCAACATATAATATGTCAGATTCAGTACTAAAGAAACAATTTACCGAGCGAGATGTACAACGTATTCGTAACCTTGTAAAAGGTAAATCAGGCGACCGTGTTACTCACGGTGTTGGTTATATGAAATCCTCAAGCGATTACGTTGAAGGAGATGTGTGGGAGGAAAACGGTAAAAAATGGACCATAGTTGACGGTGTACGCGAGAACATTACTAAATTAGATAAATTCAAAAAAGTAGCAATACCTATATTCTGCACATCGTGTAAGCAAATAATGGATAAACAATTAGATCCATATTACTTCAAATCATTCGGTCATTGTTTGGATTGCCAAACAACATTTGAGACACAACATAAATTAGCAGGTACTTGGGAATCATATATAAACGAAGTACACAATAAAGAAATTGATATTCAAATAGAGGAATACAAGAGTTACATGCAAGATGCTCTCGCTGAGAGTAACAATAGTTTTATAACCGAAGCTGGAGACATCCAGAAGTGGGTTGGAGGGATAGACAAAAAACGAATCCAACAAGTTATGCAAGATGGTATAGACTATTTATTAAGCTTGAAAAAATAACACTATGGACAACCCTACAATGATCATCACTATTTCAGTAGCACTAATAACAGCAGTATTCGGACCTGTTGCTGTAGCATGGGCTCAATCGAAATTCACAAAATCAACCAAAGAAACAACTATATCCGAAGCCATTAATATGAACGTAATGGTGGATTCACAGTTGGAGGATATGATGGATGAATTGAAATGTGATAGAATATGGATAGCACAATTCCATAACGGTGGTCATTTTTACCCAACAGGTAAATCAATACAGAAATTTAGTGTATTCTACGAAAAATTAACATTAAATACCCCTTCACTACAAGCACTACTACAGAACATACCCGCTTCACTATTCCCTAAAGCATTAAATAAAATGCACCGAGATAGAGAGCTATCCGTTCCAGTAGTGCAAGAAGGTGATGAATTATACGGTATGGAAAGTATTACCCTACCATTAAATACAAAATCATTATATATGGTTGGTTTATATAGTTTAGATAACCATTTAATTGGTGTAATGGGTATAGCATATAACGAAAAACAACACCAATTAACCCACGAAGAATGGGTATACACTAGACAGAAAATCGGTGTTATAGGAACATTACTTACTGAATATTTATACACAAATAATATTAAAAAATGAAAGACAACTTTAACCACCACGCGTGGATTCGCAACCAAAAATTAAATGAAATGGGTGTTGCATATCCTATGTCTGCTATGGAATATTTAAAAAATGAAATACCATCAATATACAATACTCCAAACAACGTACAGCAACCTCACGTAATTCAAGCAATGGAAGAATACGCGGATTACCTATCGAAATATAAAGAACAATAATATACCAATATTTATACTAAAATAACACACATGAGCGATAATTTTGACTTAAAAAAATTCCTTAAGGAAAGTAAAGCAATCGAAAACTTAAACCCGGTTTTCCACAGATTAAACGAAAATAAAAAAACAGAAACCACTAAAACTACACTAGTAGAAAATAACCTACGTGCTAAAATACGTGAAATGGTATTGGCTGAATTAGGTGGACGTGAAAATTATAATTTGGGTGATGACATATATAATAATAATGGGGAAGAGGATCCATTTGATGGTATGGATATTAATTTTGGAGACGAAGACGAGATATACGAAGGTGGAGGAAATAATTTTACGTGGGTTTGGGATAAAAGTAAGCTTACTAGAACATCGTACAATAATGGAAAATATAATACATCTGAAAAATTTAAATCATTAGAAGACCTATTAGCTAATAAGGAAAAAGCTGATGAGATTCAAAAACGTAGAGAAGAAAAAGGGCGTGATAAAATTGAACATATCCTTAAAGAAGAAGACGAAAACAAGATATATGAAATATCCAAACATCTATCTAAATTTAAAGACTATAAAGACCCACACCCAGAAATTTATGCTCGAATGCTTGCTAATTGGAATAGTACTGGTAAAAACCCATTCTTCCCATCTCTTCAATTAGATATGGTAGACTGGGAAGCAACCAAAGAAGGTCACGATTTTTGGGAAGATGTATATGATGGTCGTTTTGAAGATGCATATAATTATATTAAATATCATGGTGATGAATTGTACGAAGCTAAAAAAGACAAAGCAGAAGATATGCCGGCTGACGACGAGGAAATCGATTTAGAACTAGAACCAGAAACAGATGCACCTGAAGCAGAATTAACAGCAGCAGCTTCTAGCGCTACAGGTGATGCTAAAGAATTAATTAATAACTTAATGGCCTCTTTAGATACAGCTAAAGCAATGGGTAACGAAAAACTTACCACACAGATACTTAACACACTTAAATTTGCTATTGACCAATCAATGGCACAATAAATTCAGTAACCAATAAATATAAAAATAAAATCTATGAACGCAACACTTACAAAACCAGCAAAAACAACAACTACTACTGCAACTAGAACAACAACAGAAATTTTAGAAGTATTGAAAGCAACAGTAGCAACTTTAGAAACTGAACACACAAAAACTACTAAAGTATCTCGTAGTAGAGCACGTAGCGCTGCTAACGAATTAAAAACATTAGCTTCTGAATTCAAACGCAATTCACTAGTTGAGGATAAAACAAAATAAAATGCCATATACAGAACAACCCAACGGAATATCTAAACCCGTTGGGACTTCTAACCTTACTAAAACTAACCAAGATATGGGATATATTAATACATTAAATGAAGGTCTATCCCCCGAAGTATCTAACAAAGCTAAATCTATATTTAAAGCAATGATAAACGATCGTAGAGATCAGTTATTTAAACGATATGGAGCCGAAGCAGAAAAAGTAGCATACGGTAAAGCAATTGCACAAGCTAAACGTGAATTTGAATCTCCCCTTGAGGAAATAAATTCCGATTCATACATTCAAACACGAAACCAAAACCCATTAATACGGGATATAGCTAATAGAATAATGGAACGTCTAAAATATAGTACAAAATGACTGCAGATGAATTAAAGGACAAAATCCGAGTAATAATTAAAAAATACCAAGACAAACCCCTATTAGCCCCACAAGCAACACCTGAATATGATGAATTAGTTAGATTCCCCGAACTAAAACGCGTATTAACAGATTTACTATCACCCGAATATAATAGTTTCATTACATCTTTGGATTGGGTAGCACCAATGCCTACTACATTCCGTATTAACTTACAGAATAACCAAGAATTTTACCTTATATATGGTAAACGTAGTTGGATAGCTCAAGTTGAGAGTAAAAAATATTACCTAGTAAATATACCAGAAGAACAACACGCTATTGAAGCTATAGCTAGGATATTGCGTTACGGAGCCAAAGAAGAACCAAGCACTGAAAATGATGGATTTGAAGATTTCGAAACATCTACTCCAACAACACCTGAAACACCCCCTGAAACCACACCCGAAGAAACACCAACATAAACACTAACAACATGAATATATAAAATATGGAATTAAATACATATGGAGATCTAAAACGAGTAATCAAATTTATATCTACTAAACAAAAAGGAGAAAAACTTGGAAAAGTTGCTTTAGAAACTCTAGTTAGCTTTATCCCTGGAGTCGATGCTGCCAAATCGACATTTGATTTTGTTAAAGCAGCATTTTCCAAACCAGATATCAAAAAAACCAATACATGGTTGGATAAATTAGACATAGATGACAAGGTATCGTCCATAATAGATGATACTGTTGAAAATAGTTTTCTCCAATACATGTCTAAAATTATTGATAGTGAACCAGATGATAAACCATTAGAACAAGATTTTAATATGAATTCTAAACTAATAGACTTTTTAAAGTCCCAATATGCCGGTAGAACTATAACAGGGGTAAGAGAAAATAAACTAATTACTAAAAACCACCTTAAACAAATTATTAAAGAAGAAATAAATAAAGTATTAAGTGAAATCACCCCCACCCAATCATCAACTGAAGTAATAGCTTTAAAAAAATATCTACAAGGAAGTGGGAAATCGGCTTTATCCCAAATAAATACTCCTTTGGAACTTAAAGACATATTAAATATAATATGGGATGGAATGAATCCATCTTTTAGAAGTAATGCAACCTCTGAGTCTTTAAAAAATATAATAGACTCTAAGTTAAAATAATATGGATGATGTAACACAATTTTTACATAGGATATCATACAAGTTCCCTAAAGGATACCCGGATATGAACGATGCGAATGATATTTTAATTCTAGAGAATGAATTAAAGTCAATGGGTATAGACTTAAAAGAAGCAAAACAAATTGGAGATATATACCACTTCACCGATCTAGAAACTCTAGCAAATATGCACCGCACTTCTAACCATATAGAATTAGACAGTTCATATTCCAGTAACGCGGCTAATGAATATTACTCATTTACTAGAGATCCGAACATAAGCACTCTAGGAGACGACAAACATCAAATCAAAATCAAATTAAACGGAGACAAAATGTCTAACAAATATAAATTTGAACCATACGTTGATGTAACTAGTGGGGAAGAGGAATTTTCGTATGGTAAAAATACACCAAACTTTGAAGCGGAAGAAAGAATTAGCTCAAAGTACGGTAAAATAGACTTAACACCATACATAGACGAAATAGCCATAATAGACGAAGACCATTTCCTAGATTACCTAGAACAAAATTGGAAGGACACTAAATACTACGATGGCATAAAGCAAGACTACTACGATACTGTATCGTGGATTAAATCATTAAATATCCCACTTAAATTCATTGCATCCCCTATCACATCCCAACCTAGAATACTAGATAGAACAACACCAGAATAAGTTATTTAAAATATATATGGGTTTAAACAATTTAACACATGCCGAAGAAGCAATATGTGTACTCAAACAGATATTAGGACTAGACGATACTAATTTCGTTTACCAATCCACTAAAAGATGTAAATTACTAGTACCCAGATCTGAACGATATGAATACGTAAAACGTATACAACAGTTGGACGAATTTGAGTACGATCCAAATGTTAAAGGTTCATCCATCGGTGGTATCAAATATAAAGATTCATTATTCCTACTTAAACCATCAAATGCTCAAGGTAGAGCATCCGCTGGTACAGAAAATGAAGATATATTAGAGAACGAAATTAACCAATATATCCAGAACGGTGTAAATAAAATCATATTTACCTCACCACTCAAACAACATATCATCGAGAATGTAAATGGTGTAGAAGGTACTGGATACGATGTAGCTGGTGGTAAGAAAGCAGACTTAATAATCAAATCAACAATTGACTACCCTATATCCATTAAGAAAGACAATGCTGGTTTCTGGGAGAGCTCAGATACACGATATAAATCAGTGGTAAATAAGCTAGTATATAAAATAAATAATGGTGATTTTTCCCCTGAACTAGTATTTAAACCATTCATCGATAAATTGGGCAACGAGAAAATCGGAATTAATACCATGCACAACAATGTAACTGGTGAAAAAGTAACGGGAATAATAGTTACTGGCCTACCAACGAACGATGAAGAATCAATTATATTTGGTGCAGATAAAGCAGTTGTAGTTTATAGGTCATTCTCACCATCAGACTTTACTAGGGAAGGTAACACATTATATATAGAATCATCTAAAATCATAGAAAATATGGAAGATGTAATTCACCACCTACTAGAACCTATACTTAATATTCGACACGATTCAACAAGAACTTCCACTGGTGGCTTACGTGCAACTATACAACCCGAAAATAAGATATATTCAGACGGAAAACTAACTGGTAATAAAATCGAACTATCGTACAGTAATATAATGGTGTAATATTTATACTCATGAACCCAGCGGATTTAGTTACACCATCACTAATAAACTATTGTAGGAATTTTACCACAATAGTTATTTGTGGCTATACTAAATCAGGTAAAGTAACGATAGCAAATAAATTGGCATCTCAATTAAATATGATGTTATTTAAATCCGATGATTTTATTGACTATGTAAATAGAGAGAATTCACTTAACATGTTCATGAACGGTGTAATTCCATATTACAATAGGAGAACACCCATAATAGTGGAAGGTATAACTAGCTTCAGACTACTGCGTAAAGGAATACAAACCAATACATTCCATCCAGATTTAATAATTAAAACTAAATGCAATGAATCAACCATTAAACATTTCTACGAAAAAGACGGGGAGTCATCCAAAATAGTTCGTGCATTAGCATTTAATAGAGGGTTGGACAAAATATGGGACGAATATCGCTCACTTCTACGCGATAATCCATTCATCAAACCCCCACAATATCTTGAATTAGAAACAACATTACCACAACTTAAATATAATGAATAACATAAGAAAAACCATACAGGAAATAATCACCAAACTTACAACCAAAGATAAATGTAATTGCGGATGTCACGATTGTGATAATGTTGGCAATCCAGGTGTAGTAATAAATGAATCATTGAACGCACAAATAACAATGACGGAAAATCTGCGATATCACGTGGAAAATAAATTACCACTCACAGAGAACACGTTCCGCTATGGCTCAAAAGCATTCCTCGATTTATGGGCAGAGGCTCGCTACCTATACGTTCGCGAAGCTATCCATGTAAATGATTTAGACAAAGAAATGCTTACCGAAACCAACTTAGGTGAATATGGTATATTTGAGGGACAGAAAGTACCACTGGATATGCCTATGGTATATGAAAATCAATATGAACCGATACTGGAAGATATTAGAATATATGGTGCTATATACGAATCTGTAAATATTGACAATGCATACGATATAGATGATATTAAATCTAATAGTATGGGTAGTGAATTTATATTTACAGACAAACACGGTATTAAACGTAAATTAATGATATTGATTGGAAATAGTATTAAATTACTATGGTTTAACCCATCCACTCAAGAATGGACAACAGATGAAATGCCTAGCAAATATGGAGACGAAAAAGCAATGAACACGTTTGGTATGTTATTGGTGAAAGTAATATTACCTAAATACGGTTCATTTAACTTAAAAGCATTGGGTGATGCTCGTTACCGTTTATTTAGAGCATTGATATATAATGGATTAGATACATCTAAATACGAGATGGACTACAATGACGATCTACTTACAATTACAGTTACTAAAATAGACAACATATCAGAGGACATAGAAATTGGAAACGAAGAAGATGTAGAAAGTGCACAGGATACAATGTTACTCCCATATGCGGATCTTATAGATAAACTTTCCGATTCATACCACATTACAACCAATCCAAAATTAAAGAAATTATATGGTTACCTACACGACGAAATATTGGATGCATCCATGAACCGAGATTCAGGTAAAATTAACCAAATAATGAAGAAATACGGTAAATTTTTACCCACTAACCTAAACGAAGAGAAAAAAGACCCACCAATTGGAAAACCAAAACGTGGAGGAGCAGGTGGTAAAAAATACTACGTTTACGTACGTAACCCTAAAACTAAAAACATTAAAAAAGTATCGTTTGGTGATTCAGGTGGGTTAAAAACAAAGTTCAATAACCCTAAAGCAAGAAAAGCATTTGCAGCTAGGCATAAATGTGCACAGAAGACTGACCGTACAAAAGCATCATATTGGTCGTGCAGAATTGGTCGTTATTGGAAACAATTAGGTGGTTCAAAGAATTTTAGCGGATTTTGGTGATGAATAAATTACAACAACTTATACGTGAAATAATACACGAGGAAAAAGTAAAACGAGACAGATGTTTACGCATTGCTGATCGTAAATTTGATAAACCTTCCGCTTACAAATCTGGAGCTGCTGAAAGATGCCGTCAAGGTGATATATGGAAAGGTATTAAAGAAACAGATGACCCAAATTCAGGTAAAGCTGCCCCTTATGGGTCAGGATTTTCTAAAGTAACAGAAGAATTGATCCTTGAAAAAGTAAAAGAAACTCTTCGCAATTGGTTTGCACGTAAAGGTGAACCTGGTAAAAAGGGTGGTTGGGTTGATTGCAATACTTGCCGTGAAGTAGATGGTAAAACAAAATGTAAAGCCTGTGGTAGGGAAAAAGGAGAAAAACGTTCAAAATATCCTTCATGCCGTCCTACAGCAGCAAAATGTAAAACACCTGGTAAAGGTACTAAATGGGGTAAAACAAAATAATATGGATACATTTGATTTAAGAAAATATTTAGCTGAAGGTAAATTATATGAAGCATTAATGGCATGCCCTTTACCTACTCAAGATTTAGAATTAAACACTAAAAATAGAGACTCATCTATTAAAGCAGATTATATTAAATATGGTCCTTTAAATGTTAATGAACCTGGAGATTTTTGGGACGAATTAGCAGAACATTGGGATACTACAGTTGAAGCCGCTAAACAATCATTATGTGGTAATTGTGCTGCATTTGATATCTCCCCAAGAATGGAAGATTGCATGCCTGGCCCACTATCCGATAATGATGGTAAATTAGGATATTGTTGGATGCATAATTTCAAATGCCATTCAGCCCGTACTTGTAGAACATGGGCAAAAGGTGGTCCTATTGAAAAAGATAGTATATCTTACGAATGGCAAGAACGTAAAGGAGAATGATTAAACTAATAGACATATTAAGAGAAATGGTAACCGCTACACAAATAATATGTGACGATTGTGGTTGGAAATGGGATATTGCGGATGGTGGAGACGATTTATACATTTGCCATAAATGTAATCACGACAATACACCCGAATTACATTAAAAAATGACCCCATACACCGACATAGAAATAACCGATACCTACATCATCCGTGAATTCAGCGAAAATATAGACCCAATCGAGCTACTTTGGCATATGGATGCTGAAAGCCGCACCATCGAAATACTAGAAGATACAAATTGGCAAATTCAATTAGACAATAACTTGCCTACCTCACTTAAAGAACATATATTTATACCAAAACATTCATATCATCGCTTAATTAAAGGTGATGGTACATTAAAGTTAAAAATACACAAACATGAACAAATCTGACATTCGCAGAATAATTAAAGAGGAAATTACCTCTATATTGAACGAAAACACACCAAAATATTCACCCGGAGATACATTTATGTATATGGGAACAAAACACATCGTAGTATCAGACGATGGGTTCGTGGTTAAAGCTAAATTACCAACAGGTAATCTTACAACATTAAATCACAATCAAATCAAACTATTACCGAATCACCCCCCAATACATGAAGATATATACCCATCTCGTAGCGGAGAAAATTCACTTATTAGAGGTATATTTAGTAAATTAAATAGTAGTAGAATGCAAGACAAAGATAGTGCACTCCAATCTCTATTTAACCAAACAAAAACATCCTCAGAAACTGAACTTAAATCAGCACTCAACCAATTACCATATGATGAATTAATTGATTTACATTCTAGTTTAAGTAAATATATGGAATACAATACTAAAAAATGGAACCCAAATTATACAGGAAATGTAAACCCTGCGGATGACGGTAATTTAGATTAAACATTTATAGACCAGATTCATAGCCGGTCGATTCAATAAAATTATGGAAGCTGTGGCTCCTTACATGTAAATGTTTGGAGCCACATTTTATTTCACGTATATTTACTTATATTAAATTTAAAATATGGACAAAAGAATAGTTATAGTGGGTGGAGGAGTTGCAGGTATAAATGCTGCAACTAAACTTATAGACAATGGAACTTTAGGTAGTAATATCACAATAATAGACGCTGGTAAAGACCCATATAATCGCCAACCAAGCGAAGTAATGCATGGTTTCGCTGGAGCGGGTCTCTTTTCAGATGGAAAATGGGTCTATTTACATAATACAATAGGGGGTCAGTTAGCAAAATATACTGGTGAAGAAAAAGCAGATGAATTAATCGACGAAGCATGGCAATATATATTACGTTTTCATCCTGAACCAGATAAAGTAATGTTTTCCAACCCAATAGACGAACCTGATTTCATTAAACCATATTTCAATTTACGTATGGCTCCAACATACCATATTGGTACAAACTATCTACATGATATGGGTAAAAGATGGTACGATTGGTTAGTGGAACAAGGAGTAAATTTTATGTGGGAAACTAAAGTAAACGACATTGATTTCAATTCACAGGAGGTGTGGATCGACGATAACCAGAGTATCACTGGAATATCATCAATCCGATACGATAAATTAATTTATGGTACTGGTAAATCTGGTATTGACTTAACACAACAATTAATCAACAAATACAACCTTAAGAAAGAACCTAAATCAGTACAAGTTGGTGTGCGTATGGAATTACCACAAAAATATATGCAATCAATAGTGGATATATCATATGATTTTAAACTATATCAAAAACCAAACGAACGCGTTTCATTACGTACATTTTGCTCAAATAATAATGCGGCATATGTAGCTGAGGAAGAGACATACGGTATGAAATCATATAATGGTCATAGCTTCAAGCAAGACGATATGATTAACAATATGACCAATTTTGGTATAATTATGGAAATTAAGGGTATTGACAACCCATTCGAATTTCAAAAGAAACTAGTGGGTAAATGTCAAGATGGTCAAAATGGTTTATATTACTCACCGGGTAATTACCGTAAACCAACACCCAATGCTGAAGGTCATGAGATGAACATAACCCAAATTGGCTGGTTAGAATTAATTAATGTATCAGAAGCATTTGAAGGATATTTCGAACATATAACTAATTTCATATCTGATTTAAACTCAGTATTCCAATTTGGAGATGACTATGGTATTTATATCCCAGAGGTAAAATTCTTAAGCGAGGAGGTACTCGTAAATTACGACGATTTATCACTAGTAGATTATCCAAATGTGCATTTTGTAGGTGATAGTTTATCATCTAGAGGAATAGCCGTGAGTGCGGCCCATGGAGTATTATGTGTTAGTAACATGTAAAATAACAATTAAATAACACTTGGAGCCCCAATCGGGGCTTCATATATTCACATTAAAATATAATTATATGGCTAAAATAGGTTTTACAGGTAGTATAGAAAATGAAAACAATAAATTTTATAGAAAGATCCAAAGAAATTCATGGTGATAATTTCGATTACCATAATTGTAATTTCGTAAAAATGGATCATAAAGTTACATTAACTTGTAAAATTCATGGTGATTTCGAAACATGGCCTAGGGGGCATCTCCGTCAAAAAGTGGGTTGTCCTGATTGTTCTAAAAGAAATTCCACACTTGATACTATAAAAGTTATTGAACTATTCAAAACATTAGGTCATGATTATGATTATTCTAAATTTAATTACATATCATCCACAAGTAAATCCATAATAATATGTTTGAAACATGGTGAATTTAAACAAAGTTATTCTCATCATTACAAACAAAAGCAAGGATGTCCTGAATGTGGTAAAGAAAAATTATTATCGGCAATTAATGATAAAGTATTAGATATAAACGAATTTGTTAAAAGAGCCCAATATATACATGGAGATTTGTATGACTATAGTAATACTTTATATACTAGATACAATCAAAAACTTAATATAATATGTAATAATCACGGAATATTTACCCAATCACCCAACTCCCACTTAAGGGGTGAGGGATGCCCTGAATGTAGAAATTCTAAGGGGGAAAAATATATAGAAAAATATTTAAAGGAAAAAAACATAGAATATATTTTTCAACATCGATTTCCTGATTGTAAAAATGTAAGAACATTACCATTTGATTTCTATATCCCACACTTAAATGTATGTATAGAATTTGATGGAAAGCAACATTATGAACCTGTAAAATTATTTGGAGGTGAAGAAGGATTTAAGTATATTAACATTAATGATGCTATTAAAACACATTATTGTTTAGAAAATAATATAAGATTAATTAGAATTAAATATAGTAATTATAAAATTATTGATAACATTTTAAAAGAAAGTATATGAAAGTAGGATTTTGTGGGACGATGAGTGTAGGTAAATCTACATTAGTAAAAGAATTAAGTAAACTACCAGAGTTTAAACATTATATATTTGAGACTGAAAAAAGTAAAGAAATAAGAGATAAAGGAGTCAAATTAAATACAGAATCAACAATATTAGGTCAGATAATATTTGCAAGTTATAGAGCAGAAGAATTATTACATCCAAACATTATTACTGATCGAACTATAATTGATGTAATTGCATTTACCGAATTATCTAGATCTATACCATTTTACCAAAAAGCAGATTTCCGCTCGCTAGCATACAACTTAATTTCGGAATACGACTATATATTTTATATATCACCAGAAGGTGTTGATATTGAAGATAATGGAGTTAGAACAATAGATCCGGTATATAGAATGGCTATAGATAATGAAATACAAAGTATATGCAATAAGCATATTGGACAAATAAAAAACTACGCAGAACTAACGGGTTCTACCGAAGAAAGAATACATAAAATTAAACAGGCCATGGGTCTGTAATATTTATAATTAAATTTAAATTTATATATGAAAAAATCACTTTTACAGGAAATGATCCGCGAAGAATTAGCTAATAGAATGGCGGAAGACAATGAACCAATGTTCGATTCACCTCAAGCACAACAATCTCAAGTTAATAGCTGGGCAAAACAAGTTGAAGAACTTAAATCCTTACGCGATTCACTAGATAACCAAATTAGAGAAATAGAAGAATTAGCAAATCTATTGAACGTAAATGAAGGACCAGTTGAAGATAAAGCAGCAATGGATGCTGAACGCGTAGCAATAGATAAGAAAATGGCTGCATTAAATAAACGCAAGCAAGATTTAACTAAGCCAGGTGCTAGCGCTACATTGGAGGAAGACCAATTGGACGAAGAAACATTAAATGAAATGCCATTCATCGGTGGAGAAAAAGGTGCTGAATTATTCAATGCAATTAAAGTATCATCAGAAAAATTAAAAGATCAATTCCCTGAAGCTACAGCAAAGGATATATCTAAAATTATATTAAGTAAAAAGAAACGCCCTGAACTAGCACCTGAAGTAGAGGATGCACTATTGGCACAGGAAGAAAAATATGGTGACGATCCAAACTATACAGCTACTTTAGGTGGACCTCAAACAGAACGAGCAGTTACTAAAGCATTAGGTGAATACACCCCAGGACAACGTGGTAGAAAACCAATGGAAAAACCAGCTACTGAACCTAAAGCAACAACGCCTAAAGCAACACCAACACCACCAGAAAAAGACGAAGATTCAAAAGCATTAGCTGCTGCTGAAAAGGGTGCTGAACCTCAAGGTACATCTAATCAAGACAAATATGGTGTATTGAAAAAAGCATTAGATGACAAAACAGCTGAACTTAAAGCAATGTCAGGTTCATCAGATATGGAAAAACGTAAAGCATTAACTGCTGAAAAATTTAGAATTGAATCAGCAATTGAAAAATTAAAAAAAATTAAATAGTAATATTCACCGAATATTAAATACTTAAATTATGGACAATAAGGCAAAACATATTTATATAATAACAATAATAATATGTATTGCCTTATTGTTGTTTAATATATTCACATCACCCAACCCAACTCCTCCAAATTATTACCCACAGGAGAAACAGATAGATAGTATTAACGTATTGATTCAACAGTTAAATAAAGATCAAGTTAATCTAACCACCTCTATTAACCAACACCAACATAAATTAGATTCACTATCAAATCAAATATCCAATACCAAAACACAAATAATCAATATTAAGAAATATTATGGTAGTAAAATCAATGATATTAAGCTTTATACTCCTTCTCAATTGTCAAGTTTTTTCGCAAATAGATACAAGTAAAGTATGCTTCCCTTATCGTGTAGCTAAATTAATAGCTATTGATTTAATCAAATGTGATTCAATGTCATCCGAATTAAATTTAGTTAATGATTTGGTATATCAACAAGAACAAAAAATAACACAACAAGATACAGTAATTGAAATATATAAGCGAAAAGAAATCAATTATATAGAGCAATTAAACTACAAAGATACTATATATACCACCCAAAAGCAATTAATATCGAATTTAAAACAAGAAAATACGATACTAGAAAATAAGCGAAATAAACAGCGCTCACTAATTAAGGTAATGGGTGGAGGATTAATATGTACCCTAGCAATATTAATCACATCAATCATATACAAATAATATATGTCAGAGCAAAAGGATATACGTCAAATAATTAAAGAAGAATACATCCGATGTGCATCTTCACCAGCATACTTTATGAAGAAGTATTGCTACATCCAACACCCAAAACGAGGACGTATACAATTTAACCTATACCCATTCCAGGAGAAGGTACTAACGTTATTTCAGGAGAACCCATATACAATGATACTCAAATCTAGACAGTTAGGTATATCTACCCTAGCTGCTGGTTATTCAATATGGTTAATGTTATTCCACCAAGACAAAAATATATTATGTATCGCTACCAAGCAAGATACAGCTAAAAATATGGTAACCAAGGTAAAATTCATGTACGACAATTTACCAACTTGGTTAAAAGAAAAAGACAAACCTCAAGAATTCAATAAACTTACACTCCGCTTAAACAACGGATCTCAAATCAAAGCAACATCTGCTTCAAGTGATGCTGGGCGATCTGAAGCCGTTTCATTGCTACTAATAGATGAGGCAGCATTCATCAACAACATAGGTGAGATATGGGCTTCAGCTCAACAAACCTTAGCTACCGGTGGGGGTTGTATTGCATTATCTACACCTTACGGTACTGGTAACTGGTTCCATAAAACATGGGTAGGAGCTGAAATGGGAGAAAATTCATTTCTACCAATTAAATTACCTTGGGGTGTACATCCTGAACGAGATCAATCGTGGAGAGATAGACAGGACCAAGATTTAGGTATTCGAATGGCCGCACAGGAATGTTTTAGTAAGGATGTAGTAGTATATACTAAAACTGGACCAAAATTTATAGCAGATATTAATGTTGGAGATATTGTATTATCTCATGATGGTACATACAATAAAGTAGTTAAAACATTTTCACATGAATCTACTGACATATATGAAATTTCATCTACATTAAATGGAAGGATTAAATATGTTACTGGTAATCATCCATTTTTAGTAGATGATGAATGGGTAGAAGTTAAAAATGTTAAAGATAGTTGGGTAAATCTTTTCCCTAAAGTTGAACATGTAACAACCTCCAACACTATAGATCTTAAAGATTTCATTACATCAACCTCACCTAGACATTTTGTTAAACATAACGATACTCATATATGGATAACTAAAAAACATAAATGTCCTAGATTCATCAAATTTGACTATGACTTGGGATATATATTAGGTTTATACTACGCAGAAGGTTCTAAATGGAAAAATGTGGTGTGTTACTCATATAATGCTTTAACTGAACGGAATGCGTGGGTTGCTGATTTAGAGAAAAAATTAACAAATATACTAGGTATAGATATATTTGCCCATTATGTATCTAAAACATGGGCTGGAAGTGGAAATATGTATATTAAATCTAATTTATTTGGGCAATTTATAGACATATGTTTTAATGGAGAAAAATATTGCCAAACTAAATACATTAGTGATTTAGTATATCAAAATGCATCAACAGAATGTTTGCGAGGTATATTGGATGGAATGATGTTGGGTGATGGGATGTTAAAAAAAGAATACAATATATCACTTAACTTAACATCCGAAAGGTTAATATATGATATGTTATATATAAATAATGTACTAGGAACCCATAACATATCACTAAATAAAGGTGTCTCAACATTCCCTTCCGGAGAACATGGAGTTAAATATGTATTGAATTTACTAAAAAGTAAACACGACTCAAACAATAAGACATATTCAGAACGAATCCAAGAACATCAGATCAATATATCACACGATAAAAATAGATTTTCATATATTGATGGTATACCTAAAATTAAACTTATACTTAATAAGATAGACAAACCAACCACCGTATATAATTTTGAAGTAGAAAATACCCATACGTATGTAACGGAATATGGTGTGGTACATAATTGTGATTGCGACTTCAGTACCTCAGGTGATACAGTATTTGTACCTGAAGATATATCATTCTATGAACAAACATATATTACAGACCCATTAGAGAAACGTGGATTGGACCAAAATCTATGGGTATGGGAACCAGTTGACTATTCTAGAGACTATATGGTGGTAGCTGATGTGTCTAGAGGTGATGGTAAAGATTACTCTACATTCCATGTATTTGATTCAGAGAATTTTACACAAGTTGCGGAATATAGAGGGCAATTAAATACAAAAGAATTCGGCCATTTACTAGTAGGTATAGCTACTGAATATAACAATGCATTACTAGCACCTGAAAATTCAAATATTGGATGGTCTACAATACAAACAATATTGGAGAGAGGATATACTAACCTATACTATTCACCTAAGAGTGGAAACCTGAACTCCAATTCGTATTTTGACCCATATTTAGATACCAAACAAATGGTACCTGGCTTTACAATGTCTTCAAATACACGTCCTATAGCAATAGGTAAATTTCAAGAAGCAATTGGTGACAGAGGTATAGTAATACGCTCACATAGGTTGATGGAAGAAATGAAGGTGTTCTTGTGGAAGAATGGCCGAGCTGAAGCGCAAAATGGATACAACGATGATTTAGTTATGGCTTGTAGTATCGGCTGCTATTTGCGCGAAACATCATTTAAATTGAGACAACATGGTATGGACATGTCCCGCAATATGTTGAATAATATAGCAACAAACAAATCACACTATGATAGTGCATATAATGCATCTGGTATAGTAAATCCATATAAAATAGAAAACCCATATACTGGCGGTTCAGAAGATATATCGTGGTTACTTTAATATAAAATAAATAAATAAAACAAATAAAAAACAAATGGCAAATACTTCATTGTTTCCAAGGTTAAAACGGTTATTTTCAACAGACGTAGTTATTCGTAATGAAGGTGGCACTCAACTAAGAGTTGTAGATATTAATAAAATACAACAATCGGGTAAATACGACACTAATAGTATTATAAACAGATTTAGTGGTATATATGGTACATCAACTACCTCTATATATGGTTACCAAAGTAGTACCAACTACCAAATCATACGCCCCCAATTATATTCAGAATATGATTCAATGGATAACGACGCAATCATTGCCTCCGCATTAGATATCATAGCTGATGAATGTACATTGAAAAATGACATGGGTGAGATGCTACAAATTAGAAGTTCAGATGAAGACATCCAGAAAATACTATACAATCTATTTTACGATGTAATGAACGTTGAATTTAACCTATGGACATGGATTAGAAGTATGTGCAAGTATGGTGATTTTTTCCTAAAATTAGAAATATCTGAAAAATACGGAGTATATAACGTAATACCATTTAACGCATTCCATATCGAAAGACAAGATGGATACGATATAGAAAATCCATCCTCAACTAGATTCAAATTTCACGAAAATGGTGTACTTACATCAAAAGATTACAGCTACCATTCGTTAAACAAAAACCACGAGAAAGAAATATTCTTCGACAACTACGAAACAGCACATTTCCGTTTATTAACTGATACTAACTTTTTACCATATGGTAGATCGTATCTAGAACCAGGACGTAAGCTATTCAAGCAATATACAATGATGGAAGATGCTATGTTGATTCATAGAATCGTTAGAGCACCAGAAAAACGTATATTCTATATTAATGTAGGTAATATTGCTCCTAATGAAATAGAAAATTTCATGCAGAAAACTATATCTAAAATGAAACGTACTCCATACATTGATCAACAAACTGGAGATTACAATTTAAAATATAACATGCAGAATCTACTTGAAGATTACTACGTACCAGTGCGAGGTAATGATCAAGCAACTAAGATAGACAATTTAGGTGGTCTACAATATGATGGAATTAAAGACGTTGAGTATTTAAGAGACAAATTATTTGCGGCACTTAAGGTACCTAAAGCATTCATGGGATACGAGAAAGATTTGTCTGGTAAAGCTACATTAGCTGCTGAAGATATTAGATTTGCTAGAACCATTGAACGTATCCAACGTATAATATTATCTGAATTAAATAAAGTAGCACTCGTACATCTATATTCCCAGGGGTATACAGACGAAAATTTAACCAATTTCGATCTATCACTTACTACACCTTCAATCATATACGAGCAAGAAAAAATTGCATTACTGAAAGAAAAAGTTGAATTAGCAAACAATATGAAGGAAAATAACCTATTACCTTCAGATTGGATATACGAAAATATATTCCACTTGAGTGAAGATCAATACGATGAGTACAGAGACTTGATTATGCAAGATGCTAGGCGTAAATTTAGATTAACGCAAATTGAAGCAGAAGGAAACGATCCATTAGAAACAGGTAAATCATATGGTACACCACACGATTTAGCATCATTATATGGTAGAGAAAGATACGCAAATGCGTCTGTACCTCATGGATATGACGAAAAAGAAGAATTAGGTCGACCAGAAGAAAAAGTATCTAACATTAACACACAAGATAATGCTTTAGGTAAAGATCGATTAGGTGCTGCTGGTATGAAGAAAGATGACGAATCTACTTCTACTAAACCATCATTTAAAGGAGGTTCACCACTAGCACTTGAGAGTAAAAATGTAAATAGACGCAATAAACAATTGTACGATGAGATAGTAAATAATAAAAAGCGATTAATATTTGAAAATGATATTAAGGCAAATTCATTACTAGATGAATCACAAATACGAGAATAACACCCCTCTATATATTTATAACAAAAATACTGGTTTACACTATTAAAAATGATTAAAATATCTCATTCAAAATATAAAAATGCAGGCATATTATTTGAATTGCTTGTGAGACAAATAACATCCGATACATTAGATGGGAAAGATTCCCACGTTAAGGATTTATTAAAGAAATATTTTGTGAAAACCGAATTGGGTAGGGAATATAAATTATACGAAACCCTATTAAAGAAAACATCCACATCTGAATCTAAAGCTGATATAATCATCAACACATTAATTGAATCATCTAGAAATCTTAACCGTGGAGTTATCAAGCGACAAAAATATAATTTAATAAAAGAAATTAAAGAATACTACGACATTGAAAAATTCTTTAACCATAAATTATCCACGTATAAAGTATATGCTGCATTCTATACATTAATGGAAGCATATAACACTAATATATTACATCCAGAGCAGTTAATTAATAATAAAATCACTATTTTAGAACATCTGACTGCCGCACCTATTAAAAATACCATTGTTAGAGATAAACTGATGGAAGAATTCCAAAATTCAGACCAAGATATCCGTTTGTTAACATATAAGATATCAATGGATAAATTCAATGTTAAATACAACGATTTAAATAACCAACAAAAAGTTGTACTTAAAGAATACATCAATTCAGTAGACAATTTACCTAGATTAAAAGAATTTTATATAGATAAAATTGAAGAAATTAAATCAACACTATATACACTGAATAAATCAACAAAAGATGATATATTGAAAATTAAAATTAACGAAATACTATCCATAATTAATATACCTAGTAAAAACGTTAAAATAAATGACAACAATTTAGTTGACTTACTTCAATATTACGAATTGATAAACGAACTACAACTAGTTAATGGATAAGATACGCGAAATAATTCGAGCTAAAATAAAAGAAATATCCGCTACATCTGGTGGTGGAGCATCGTTTTCTGCCGGTGGAGGTGAGCAGTATGCAACACCACGTGCTTTTGGTAAATCCAAAAAACCTAAACAACCTAACGAATACTACAAAGTAGGATATAAACCCGTACCAAACAAAATACCTGGTTCTGGATTGGAGGTAAAAGAATTATTCGAAACTGAACAACTTAACGAATACAATGATTTCCAGCAGGAAAGAATAGCCGCATTCGAGGATATAAAAATACGATTAAATAGAATAGCACCCCTAGTATCTAATGCTAAAAATGAAACTACTGAATTCTATACAGAACATCCTGGTTCGTACGACATATACAAAC